ACGCAGGTGGTAACTTGGCTGATATTAATGATCCGTCAGCATAGTTTCTAGGTGCGGTAATCTCTTTAAATGTCTTCATAGACTAGCCACCAGTGTTGCCGCTGATATTGCCCATCTCCACATCACCTCATCTCTTGCAAGATCAGATGCTTGATAGGAGGCCATTACTTCATGAAGTAGTTCAGATTTATCTTCTGCACTAATAGTACCGGATTCATAATCGCTCATGATACCTAGTAATTCGCGAGCAAGATCTCCACGAATGGATTGCTCGTTTACATATTGTACAATTGTGTCACTCATCGTCCACTCCATGACTCTTTAATAATTTTCATTCTTGTCTTGCTTAACGCTACCCATCTATCGCAGACTAGTTCGGGTGCTTTTTTAGCTTTCTCTAAATTCTCTAAAATTGCTTTTGTAGAGACTCTTTGAGGTTCATTTCTAAACTCGGCATATCTATTTAGCCAGTCAGCTTTGAACGCCGCTGGTTCAATACTTTCTTTTGACTTACAACTTACAGCTTCTAACTGTTTCTCCAAGTCAATATATGCACCTACCATGACCGGGTCATGCGGCTTTGGCCACATCTCCTTAACCTTATCTACTGTTGAACAACCAGATAATAAAAAAACAGAAATAAGGATTAAATTTTTCACTTTTTGCTACCGCCTCTATAATGTGCAAGACGTTTTTGTTCAATAGAGCGCATCTTAGGTACCATTCTTGTAGCAATACTAGATTGAATGTTTTTCATACCTTTAACCTGTTGCTCAATACGATCTTTTTCAGATGCAGAAAGAGCAGACTTATCTCTACCTCTAAGGAAACGTTGATAGATTGCGCGGCGAGCAGCCAATTGAGCTCTTTTCTGAAGTGTTTCAGGTGTTGATGCTCTTCTTAACTTAATGCTCTTGGCAGTAGTTCTCTTACCTTTACCACGCGCAAAAGATTGACGTCTTTTAAGTCTAGATTGTGCAGAAATTTTTTCATCTAATTGTTCAGTTTCTTCTTCAATTAGTTCTTCTTCTGAATAGAGATCGACAATATCTTCCCACTTAAGACCATCAACCATTTCGTTGATATCATCTTCGCTAAATTGTTCTTTTTTTTCTGCAATAAAGTTTGCAAATGAAGCAACTACAGATTCTTGTTTACGTGCAGCCCAGACATTATCTACTAAATTTGGATACTCTCTACCGGCTGCAGCTGCTCGGGCTTTTGCTTTTGTCTTCCAGGCAGAAGATAACTTTTCTTGTGGGGTGTCGGCTTTTGCTCTTTTCTTAGCATCAGCATAAAACTTTTTAGACTCATCCATACCACTAAAGTCTGCAGCAGGTAGATGTGCATAAGGTAAGTCTGCTAAATTAGCATCATCATCACCAAAAAGTTTACTCATTGTTTCTACATGACTGGTCATATACTCTTGGTGAATATTTAGAACACCTAGTGACTGTAATGCATCATGAGTACGCGACATGTGATACGTAAAGTCATGTATCATCATTGGGGTAGCTTTATTGGCGGCTACCGCTTGCTTTTCAATACCTAAATAGGCATCAGTAGATTCTAATGCTGTTTTTAATAGTTCGTGCTGTATATTTAAATCGTTTATCATTTTAGTATTGACCTTAACATCCATGAATGTTTTTCGTGAGCCTGAATTCTATCTTGTAAAAAATTAGCAATGCCTACTTCACCTGTTGTGTCTGCAGTTGTATAAGCAGTTAGTAATGATGCTCTTAAAATATTATTTTCTTGAAGTAATCTGGTCATCATAGTTTTTGCATCTGGTACATCATCTGTCTCTTCAATAGATGTTAACTCTTTTAATCTTGTAAGTGTACCAGGTGCATAAGAATCTAAAGTTCTAATTAATTCTGCAAGAGTATCAATCGAGGCAAAAACCTCTTGATAGAGATTCAGAAGAAAGTCATGGTACTGAGGAAAGTTTGGACCTTCAACATTCCAATGATAGAAGTGCGCCTTTAGGTAAAAAGTAAATGCATCCGCATGCACTTTTTTTAATTCATCTATTAACATTATAACCCTGTGTATTGTCTGAACTGCATATTACGGAGGGTAGAAGGCTTGGAGGCAATACCTGCTGCAACATCTTGAACAGCTTTTGAAGATGTTTGATGACCGGTAGGCTCACCAATGCGTTCGCCAGCTCTAGCAGTTTCAATTAGCTTCTTAAATTCTTTATAAGCACTGGGGCATATATCCAGGTTTTTAGTCTGAATACCATCGAACTCTAGTTGATCTTGATCTACAGCTTCAAATAATGCACGCTTTTGATTGGCAGTCATTAATAGAAATGGTAATCTGGTTGCTTCTAATTGCATAGGTTCTACCTCTACGGACTCTTTAACTTTGTTATCTGGTACAACCTTGTAAGAGCCACCTGTACCATATTTTGCTGGGATAAAAACTGTCTTTTTAGGACCTGACTGAGCGCTTACTTTAACTCTTTTCATCATTGACTGAAACTTCTCACCGTAATCGGCTTCTTTAGCTTCAGCTTTAACTTTACTTTCTCCCGGGGTAATGCGCTTCATCTCTTTAGTGCTTTCTGGGGTACCCCATTCGTATTTTGAAATCTTTACTTCACCTTGTGAACCAGGTGCTACTGCCTCTTGAATACCCATGTGATGTCTTACATCGTGGTACAATGCTTCTTTATGTTCTGGCTTCATCTTAGAAGGTAACGCGGCATGGAATTTCTTCTTTCTGCCTGCCGCAGCATGCTCTCGCATCTTAGTACCTGAGACACCTGAAGTACCTTCTGCATCAGGGTCTCTTTCCCCCGAGGAATGTACTTTGATAGATTTAAAATTATAGCTACCGTGTGCACTCTTTACGCCATTATACTTATGCAGTAACTTATGGTACTCTTCTACCCTGTCTGAACCAGCAACAACGTGTAGATGCTTAACACCTTGGCTGGCCATTGCAGCTGCATGATGAAGAATAGTAGGGTGCTCTTTAGAAGCCGCTTCAATATTAGTACCTGGAAATGCATGCTGTGCATGCTTTACCTTAACATCAGCCGGTAACGGGTTCTTAGATTTATCTTGAGAATGAGATAGAACTACCTTGTGAACGGCATTGTGTTCTTTAGCAACTTCATGAACTTTATTAATAACCTGCTCATGCCCCGTTGTGGGTGGATTCATACGGCCATACGCAAGTACGCCGTGTTTTTCCGGTGCTTCTGTTAAGTAGTCTATAAAGTCCATGTGTATTTAATTAGTTAACCGTTTATTTATCTTTCTTTTTACCTAGTGACATATTGATTCGCCAATGTGCCAATTGCTTTTCTCTAGGTGATGCAGAGTCAGAAGATCTGACTTTCTTTAATTGAGTAATAGATTTACCCTTAAGACCGTGTCTAGCCATGTCGCCTTTATCCTGGGGGTTACGACCGTCTTGAAAATTCTCTCTAATTTCTTTAAATGTTTTCATACAGATGTTATAGTAGTAATTACTGAAGGTACTGCAGGTCCTATTAAGTGACCGTTAGATTCTAATTTTATATTTCGGTTTAAAGTGCCCCATCTTAGAGCGACTTTATCTCCTGAGTCCATAGGTATAAAGAAGTTCCAGGCAGCAACCACGTATGGGTTATTAGATGTACAATGTACAATAGTATTGGTATTTGCCTGATCGATCCCGTTCTTATTCAACCATATTTCGACATGGTCTCCAGAACCCCCACCACCAGTATAATGTAGTTGAAAAGAAAATTGCAAATTATAAACACCAGAATGTGATGCAATTATGTTTGCGCCATCAGTTGTAAAACCATCTTGTATGTCAACTGTACCGATTCGGACAAAATACGGTGTACTAGTAGTATTAGCGGTCTGGGTTGTCATATCGTAATATGACCCATGATATCTGGTTCCCAGTAAGTTAGTTACATTATTTACTTCCCATTTAGTATTGGCAGAGTTGTAGGTTAAGATATCATTATTACTAGGGTGCTTAATTATATCATAATTTGTATCCCCTAGGTCATACAACCAATAAGAACCCGATCCCGGACCGTGCGCAGCTATTTTACCAATAGCTTGCTCTAAAAACTTTAACTTCTTTTGAACTGCATCAAAGTTCTTTTCTACCAGGGTAGGTTGTGGTTGCTGGAAAGAATTCTCTTCTAGCTTGACTTCTTTATGAATATGATTGACCGCTCTACTAATTAAGTCGGAAGGTTCGACGGTTTCGGTTCTGGGGGTATCGGGTGGGGATGCTTCTTCAATGGTGGTGGATGTTTCGGCGGCTTGTGCTTGAACCAGCTCATTGGACTCTTCCTTAATAATACCTAACAGTTCTTCAAACGTAGGTGGTTTAGGGTATTCGATATTTACTTTTTTAATAATATTAACTGCAACCTTAGAAGCATCAAGCAAATCATTAATAGTGTTACTACGAATTGATTCTTTAATCTCTTGCTGTAGTTGGTTATAGCGCTCAACTTCTTCAACCAAAGCAGGATCAATGGGCTCGTTCATAGCTTTAGCCCACTTTACCAAAATCTGCTTTTCTTTCATACTTTTCATTGATTTTTAGTTGCCTTGCCTGTATAATCCATAAGTGGGCGGTTGAGAATTACCTTGGTCTAGCGGCAAAATTTGCTCTACTAAACTCTGCTCTATCCACAAACTTAGTCGGTCTGTTATTTCTAATAACGACAAAGCCTTCAGGTTTAGCCGGCTTACCACCGGTGATCTTAGTTGAACCTGGTGCAGGTATCGAATGTTCAAACTTAGGTTTAGCAGACAACGAATGAACCAATTGATCTTTGGCAGCCTGTAAGTGATGATGCATATCTAGAATCTTCTGAAACTTATCAGAATGTTTATTTACATGGGCTAGGTCTTCTTGCATCTTATCGGTCTTAGTACCTACAGCCTTAGCCGTCTTCACTTTAGCTATACCCTTAAGATGTTGATCTCTTAAGTGCTCGGTATAGCCCTGAACTGATGGCTTAGTATTCTCTCTCACAGTCTTATTAATATAAGTTTTCAAATGTTCTTGATGGCCTTCTATAGCACCGTAATGTTTTTTATCGGTACTATTGAAAGCTTTTCTAGCTTGTTCAACATGGTGTTCATATGTATGTGCCTGATTTGTATTAAGATCGGCTTTGTGAACATCGTCAACAGTACTTATAACATGAACATCAGAGTGCTTAGGGAAGTGAGAAAGATCGGCGCCGTATTGTGCTTTCATTCCTGCCAATGTATTACCTTCGTATGCAGTATGAACGGCTACACCAAATTTAGAACTGGCAACTTTTTTACCTTCAGCCGAGCTATGAGATGTTGAATAGGTAAGGGTATTAGGTTTGAAGTGATACTTACCACCTTCATTTACAACATCTCCATGAGGGTTATCTTTTGACTTGATACCCGAGTGCATTACATCACCTTGATAGACACCTGTCTTAGGAGTTACTTTAGGTAGGTGTATAAGAGCTTGTTTTAACTTCTGAACTAAACCAGGTGCATGACCGTGATTCTTTTCAACGTCCTCTGGTGTATAGTTTAACTTAGGGTCTGCATTAAACGCCGATTTGGTAGAGACAAAAAATGCTCCTGTCTCTGGGTGATGACCAAACACGATAGAAGGGGACCCGTCGTACTTAGTTGCAATCTTAGTACTGTTCTTTTTCCCACCGATCTGGTCTTTAACGTCTTCTAAGTTATGATAGGCATGGGCAAAGCCTTCCATACCAGAATTAATGACATGGTCTTCTGCATGCTCTAAGTGTTTGAGCTTTTCTTCTGAAGCAGCTTCAGCGAGATATAGGTTAAATTGCATCATACTTTTATAGTGTACTTTTAGCAGTACCAGTTTTTTTCATTTTAAACCCAATTCTATTATTTACAGGATAGGGGGTACTACTTGGAGATTGAAAAATAAACTCACCATCAGAAAAAGTCTTAACGGTATATTTTAAATTACTTCCTGCTTTATCTAAATAAATTTGATTAATAGTTAAAGTGTTAGCCGCTTTGTTAAGTAAGTCTTTAGTATTATTTTTATCTGTATTAAGCCACTTAATT